GCCGGGTGGTCGTGCAGCAAATCAGAATGCGCTCCGGTTTTGGTTAGGGGCTGGCACGTAGACGACCTTGAATGGGCCATGTGGCTCGAGGAGTTGGGAGCGATAGCCGTCAGTGCCGGGGCGGCCCCATCCGAGCACATGGTCGGACTGCCAGGCGTATCCGAGGCGGTCAATGAGCACCGACCCTTCGGGAACGCTCGTGGGCTTGCCGTCCCCATGGTAGGAGTCGTCCAGGAGAACCTGGGTGGCGTACTGGCGCTGCTTGGCAGCCTCAAGGGGTGACAGTGTTGGGAAGCGCATTTCTAGTTCCTTTCTCTTGCGCTGATGCCCGTAGTCTAGGTCATCCGTAACTTGGTGTCCAGCCCAGGTGGGAAAGTCGACTGTAGTTGCCATCACGCTGCAGGAGGGCGTGGCCGGTGCGGCCCTCTCGGTTCTTCGCTACATAGAAGTCGAGGCGCCCATAGTCGGTCACCCCGCCTTCGTTCGGGCACGACAGGAGGCAGACGACGTTGGCGTCCTGCTCGATATTGCCCGACTCACGGAGGTCGCTCAGAGTGAGCTCACCCCCCGGTCTCGTCTCCGCCTGACGACCAAGCTGGGCGACGGCGATGACAGGGATCTGCAGATCCTTGGCGAGATTTTTCAGCGTGCGAGTGTACTCACCGATCAGCTCCCAGCGGGCCCTCTTCTCACCAGGAGCAGCATTGATAAGGCCGATGTAGTCAACAAACGCCGCCTTAAGGCCGTGCTCGCGGTGGAGAAGCCGGGCGGTTGCCACGAAGTCACCAATGGTTAGGTTCGCCCGCTCGTCGAAGTGAATGGGGAGACCCTTCAGGATCGGCGCAGCAGCACGCATCTTGGCCTGCTCCTCAGGAGTGGGCTGCCTGCGCCGAGTGATTGCCTCTCCAGGGACGTCGGCGATGTTCGCCATGACGCGCCCCCAGAGTTCGCGCCCACTCATCTCGAGGCTCGCAAGGTAGACGTGGCCTGTGTCGGCCAACTCGGTTGCGGCCTGGATGCTGGCGATCGACTTACCGACGCCGGGGCGGGCGGCTATGACATACAGCCCTCCAGGNATCATGTCGTTCACGTCAGGCCAAGGTGTTGGCATGAAAGGTAGGGCCTCAATGGAGAAGTCGATGAGTTCGTCCAGGCAGGCCTTGTTGTCTACCAGGTCGGTGCTGCCGGAACTCACCTGGTCGAGGAGCGACCGGATCGTGTTCTCCGCCTCGCCGGGGTCTCCGCCTGATTCGAGGATCTGGATCCCACGCAGGCATGCGTCGTGGAGGTTGCGGTGCGCGTGGTTGTCCAGGAGCTTCTTTGCGTATGACGCCGCCAGGGCCTCGGCGGCCGCGGGTGCCGAGGCAAGGCAGTCCAGGAGATAGTCCGGCTCAACGTGTGCATCGGTAATTCCTGGGAGCTTATCCAGGAGGAGTGTAGGGTCTAGGGCCTGGCTCGGGTTGTCAGCCTTGTAGGACTCGATGAGTCTCCAGATTGCCTGATTGCGGGTGTCGGCGAAGTGGTAGGGCTGGACTACGTCCAGGTCAAGGAGAGCGATCCTGCTCCCGGACAGGGCGATCCCGATAACGGCTGCTTCGAGGTTCATGTGTCAGCCTCGCAGGTCGTCGATCTCAGCCTGGTGCTTGCCCCACTGCGGGGTGCCAGGGATGCCCATGAAGGGCCTCCAGAAGCCGATGTAGCGGTTCGGGTCGAGGCCATGGTCCAGGCAGGCATAACCGAAGTCATCCTCTGTCCACGTGCGTCCCGTCTTCGGGTTGGTGGACAGGCGGCGACGCTCCTCCTCAGGGTTGGCTGCAGGCAGATCAGACGTCAGTTCATCCATCCAGCTTCCGGCATTGAGCCAAGTGGCGGGGTGCTTGATGTACCGGGTCTCGGTGTTGGCGAGCCGCCAGTGCTGCTTGTGGGCCTCGAGGGCCTCCAGGAGCTCCTCCGGCGTAGCCCCGGCCTTCAGGGCCGCCTTGTAGGCTCTCTCTGCCTGCCTCTTGCCGATCTTTCGAGGGTACGCCGCCCACCACTCAGAGAAGCCTTCCAGCAACTTCTGAGAATCGTCGTGCCGCCTCTCCTCCGGCCCAGGAGTGGGAGCCGCCGGCGGGGAGCCCTGAGACTTCTTCGGGTACCCACGCTCCTCATCCTCGCGCATCTGCATGCGACGCTCGTTCCACTCATCGCACAGCCAGGGGTGCCAGTGGTACAGCGTGCTGATGCTTTTACCTTCAGAGGCCCTAAAGGTTCGGCTGATGATGCCGGCTTCCTCAAGGGATCGCAACGCATCCCTAACGGAGGAAGGGCTCGCGCCGATAGCATCAGCAAGAGTCTGAATAGATGGCCAGCAGGACGGCACCTTGCCGGCGTCGTGAACGTTTGCCTTGTCCGCGATCGCGATTGCTGTGAGCCGAACGTTCCCCTTAATCGATGGAGGAAGGTTGAAGGCCTGTTGGACTGCCACGAAACTCATGTTCAGAACTCCTTATGCTCGGCGACCTTCGCCGACGCTCTGAAGCGTAGCAGACAAGAGCGACCCCCGCAAGCGGAGTTCTGAAACTTGCGGGGGCCTTGTTGTAGCTCAAGCATACAGGTCAGCGGGCGTCGACGCAAGCCGTTCCCATAGCCCTACACATGGAGCCTGGGCGCCCCCCCCTACAGATTCTGGGGTACCCCCCCTACAGATTCTGGGGGGGAACCAGTAAGTAAGAACCAGTAAGTAAGAACCAACAACGCGCGTGCGCGCATGCATGTGTGCACAAAGGCTGAGAGAATGACAAGCATCACATCCTCCTCCTTGCCTCTTCGCCATCTCATCGGCTAGCCTGGTACTGCTGACAGAGCCCCGCTGGACCTGGTTCCTTCGAGCGTCATCCTTTCCGCCGAAGTTAGAACCCCCGAGTCCAGCGGGGCTCGCCCCTATGTGCTACACTCTCATCATCGGCATCAACGAAAGGAACAAACATGCCCGCCAACTTCAAGGCCATCGACTGGACCGTCACCCAGCAGTGCGTCGTCTGCTACCGCAACATGCGTCCCGCCAGGGCTCGCGTCGCCGACTGGCCAGACACTCGCCCCTACGCCGGTCATGGCAAGTGCTCCATCTGCACTGAGCGTGAGCGCAAGCAACTCCGTCGAGGTGAGCGCCCGAAGAATCCAGGAAAATACCCAACCGTTGCAGAGCTTGCCGCTGCAGGTCACCCGTGCATCGAGCCGTGCCCCAAGCCTTCCAACAAGCGATCGGACATCTGGTAATGGCCTGGAATAGTCAGTCTCGTCGCCGCGAGGAGCTCCCGAAGGACTGGGCAAAAATCCGAGAGGTGGTCCTGCGTCGGGATGCGAAAACGTGCGTCTTCTGTGGTTCCCCGGCCAACCAAGTGGACCATATCTTCCCCGATGGGCCCCACGTGCCCGACAACCTGAGAAGCCTCTGCCAGCGTTGCCACATGCAGCGTACGCAGCAGCAGTCGGTAGAGGCTCGGCGTCGGCGCTATAATCGACGCAACAAGACTCGGGGCCCGCGCCCCAAGAAGAAGCACCCCGGATACCTGTAGGAGGAAGCATGGGAGTCAGAGGTCCCATCCCGAAGAGGTCTGACGAGGGCCACCCGAAGACCATCGCGAAGAAAAACCGAGCCGGCATCGACCATGTCGACGCGCTCAAAACTAGTGATGTCCCTGTCCCTGACCCTGACCCTGATTGGCACTCCATCGCCAGAATGCTTTGGGACGCCACTAAGGAGTCGGCATTCACTCGCTTTTATGAGCCTTCAGACTGGGCGGTTCTCTATTTCACCTGCGAGAACCTTTCACACTTCTGCAATTCCGAGCGACGGTCCCCCACGGCGATGGCGGCTATCAATCAGATGCTCACGTCACTTCTCCTCACCGAAGGGGACCGACGTAGGGTTCAGATCGAGATCCAGCGCGCCACCGAGGAGCAGCTCGAGTCTGCCGGCGTCACAGCCATGGCCGCATGGGTTAAGGAGCGCAAGGCGCAGTGACCGACCAACTCCCTGCACCCCGGGAGCGAATCGATACTCTTCCAACAGATATCCCATCACGCACACTCGGACTGCACGTCGCCTCCTGGATGATCGACAACCTCACCCAGCCCAACGGCCCAAGGGCGGGGAAGCCCTTCATGCCAACCGACAGGCAGATCCAGTTCCTCCTGCAGTTCTACGCGCTCGACGAGAACGGCGAGTGGCTTTACCGCCACGCAGCAAGACGGCTAGCAAAAGGTCAAGGCAAGTCGCCATTCGCCGCCGCTGTCGCACTCGCTGAACTTCTCGGTCCTGTTCGTTTTGAGGAGTTCGACACCGAAGCCATATTTGGCGTCACCCCGAAACCAATGGCAATGCCACTCATTCAGCTCGTGGCTACGTCGGAAAATCAGGTCGCGAACACCATGCGCATGGTACGCGCCTTCTGCAAGAAGGACGGAAAACTCGCGAAAACATACGATCTGGATGTTGGAAAGACCTACATCGATACGCCATCCGGGGGGAGACTGGAGCAGGTCGCTAGCGCCGCCCACTCCCTTGAGGGCGCGGAAGTGTCGTTCCAGGTCGGAGATGAGACTGAGCACTGGCTCCCCTCTCGAGGAGGCCCGGAGCTCATGGCTACCCTGCGCCGAAACGCAGCCAAGACTGGCGCACGAGTCATGGAGACCTCAAACGCATGGATCCCAGGAGAGAACTCCGTAGCCGAATCCACCTATGAAGCCTGGTGCGATCAAGAGGACGGCCTCACTCGAGGAAAGATGAAGATCCTCTACGACGCCCGCATGGCCCCCCCGAACGCCATCCTCCACGACGACCCAGGAGAGGGGCAGATGAGCCTCACAGAGGCCCTCAAGTACGTATACGAGGACGCCCCGTGGGCCAACCTCACTGCTATCCGCGAGCAGATCTGGGACCCCGCGTTCCCAGAGTCGCACGCCATGAGATTCTTCTTCAACCGCCCCAACGCCGCAGAAAATGCCTGGGTCACGCTCGAAGAGTGGACCCAGCTCCGTAAGCCTGACCGCAAGGTCGAGCCGGGTGAAGCGATCGTCATGTTCTTCGACGGCTCCAAGTCCAACGACCACACCGCCCTCGTGGGATGCTGCCTCGAGGACGGGCATATCTTCAAGATCGGCCACTGGCGACCAGAGAAGCCCCTCAACGTGGTCAACACCCCTAAGGTCGATGCCGCAGTACGCAAGGCCTTCGAGACATACCAGGTAGTCGCCTTCTGGGCAGATGTGAGGGAGTGGGAGTCGTTCGTCAAGACAAGCTGGCCGGAAGACCTCGGAGAGAACCTCATCTGCCACGCAGTACGCGGCGGCATGTCAGCATCCCCGATCGCCTGGGACATGCGCTCACACTCATACCAGTTCGCCGAGGCCGCCGAGACGGCCTTCGCTGAGATCCAACAGCAGTCATTCACACATGACGGCGACTCGGCCCTGGGCGAGCACGTCTCCAACTGTCGAGTCAATGAGTTCAAGGGGCGATGGTCAGTCAAGAAGGAGTCCCCGCAGTCACAGAAGAAAATCGATCTCGCAGTGTGTATGATTGGTGCCAGGATGCTATACAGGCACGTCAAGAACAGCAAGGAGTGGGCAGAGATGCAGAAGCCCACCGGAGGATGGGGAGTCTTCCTATGAGTTTCGAGAAGCTCGCCGCGAAGTTCGCAAGCGGCGCCTACCGCCCCAACACGTACGAAGGCTACTACGAGGGCCGCCGCCGTCTAGATGCTGTCGGCATCAGCCTCCCACGCAAGGCCCGCGTCCTCGAGCTCCAAGCCCCGTTCGCCAAGATGGCCGTCGACGTCCTCACCGAGATCCTCATCCCAGACGGATACCGGGTAGCCGACGACGACAAGTCCTCAATCGTCGACCTCCTCCGCAAAGTGTGGCAGTTCAACGACATGGACTCGCAGTTCAATCTCGCAGCCAGCGAGGCGATCGCCGCCGGAGCAGCGTACTGGGTGATCG